AGGCAAGTGGGATTTTGTGGTTTCTGTTCGTCATCTGGCCTTTAATGCCGACTCCGAACTCCACAAAGGCCGCATACTCTTTGGTGGTCGATACCTTGCCGATAACTGAGTCTTTGAGGACTTGGCTATCAGGGTGAATCGATTGCCTTAGCTCGCCACCGGCGCGGTATTTATTGGTAGGGCAAAGCATTTTTGCTCGGCCCTCTACCATTACCGTCGCTTTGTCGACTCCGTGCTTCACATCGGGTATGATTTCCGACTTCATTCGGTCTAGTTTCGCGGCGAATTTCTTCAAACCTACGACTTTAATTGGCATTCTTTACCCGTAATTGTGAGATGTGAGTCGCTCGGCAATAGGTTATTGACCTTGTACTTTTTACCGAGGTATAGACAGATGTCGTTTAATGCGACATTTGTCGCTTTAGCGCAGGTAATGGTAATATCCGCGTCAATGGTGAGACCTACTTCGCTTTGGAGTAAATCCTGCGCGTTAAAACGCACATTTCCGAGAAATGTTGTCTTCACGACATTATCCTCGCGAATTACTCCGCCGTCCGCCTCAATTCTTTCCCGAGTTTCCAGCACGGTGATTTCTTTATCATAAAAACGACTAGAAATCTCGTTCTCGAAATTATCAGGAAGCAACATTGACTCTCCTGTAAGGTGCGAGTAGCTTCGAGAAGCCACTAAATAATTCTTCGTCATCTTTAGATACCAGATAACTTTTGACTTGATCTGAATAAGAAATCGTTTGTCCGTTATCTGATATGCTTTTGATTTCGTGAGCTAAATCTCCGGAGGAGTTATTGCTACTCTCCGCGAAAATACCAGATACAATTCGTGCCACGATACGCTCTAATTTGGTGTCTAGTTCGTCATCGTTAAGATAAACGAGCACGCGGTCTATTACTTCGAGCGTGACAAAATCGAGCAGATCGCCATCTACGATCTTGTCGTTAAGGAGCTTGGCATATTCCTTGATTCTGGTTTCTTGCGAAGAGTCACCCATCATTTCTTCTCCGGTTTATTTGCTTTTGGTGCAGGTTTAGCGACAGGTTTTACCGGTGCGTCGCTAACTGGAATGTATTGCTCAGGATACTTTTCGTATTGAGCAATCACATCCTCGCGTGAGCAAGAGAGAATTAGCCCAGTGCTAACTTGTTTGAACCTCTTAGCCATTGTTGTTACCTCCCTCGTTTCCGTTAGTATTTGGAGTTTCTGGGGTTTCCGGCTGAGTTTCTGGCTCAGTTTCCGTGGTCGGCTCGGTGATGTCCGCATAGCGAATCAAGTCCGGCATGACCGCTTTAGTACCACGAGAGTAGAACAGGCTACAATCGTAGTTATTGGAAAGCTGAAGCTTTTCTGGCTCGTACTCGTCAATCGTGACCGGCTGACCAACTGCGCCGTGGATAGCACAGATAATGTCTTTGGTCTGGCGGTGGTTAGAATAAATCTTCACGCCATGGAAGACATCCTCTTTGAGACCGCTGATTGGATTAGGTACGGAGTCAATATAGTTGAGCAACTTGCCGTAAATCGACGGTTTGACGGAGATTTCGATTAGCTCGCGATCCACGCCATCTACCCAGTCGTTTTGAGTAGTTTCGATAGATTGGATAATCTTCTCGAGGTTCTCAACGAGTGGAGTTGCGGTAGTAAGGCCGGTAATTTCGGTACCGTCCGTAACCATCTGCGCGAAGAAGCGAGTGTCGAGGTCAGCAATCATACGGAGCGCTTGGTTTTTCTTGCGCTTATCCATGATAGACGCAATGCCGTAGAGCTTCACATCTTTCTTGGCGATTTCCTCAACGATTTCTTTATCTTCGTCGATATTAATGGTGACCTTACCGGTGTTTAGAATCTTGTTGCCGGCTCCGGCGGCCCTTGCGGTGCCGTAGTCGTCAACCTGAGCATTCTTGAAGCGATCGATTTCTACGCTACCAGCGGTAGGATCGCCCGAGTATTCGGTGTTTTTCATCTTTTCGGAAACTGCCGATTTCTGGACAGTTTCGATGACAAACCCTTGAATCTCGGCGAGCTTATCGCGAGTATTGGAATCGGTGTAGATGCTCAGCGCATCAGTTCTTGCCATGGTTTATTCCTTTAGAATGACCGTAGACCAGTTGGCGATTTTGGCGCTTGGTCTTTCGGCTTATTACCCTCGCCATAATCTTCGGGAGAGGTTCCGGCTAGTTTGGCTTTAACTCCGGCTTCTACGGCCTTATTGAAAGCTTTTTCTAGCTTATCGATATTGGCATTGGTTTTATCCTCGTCAATGTCGATAACGAAGTCTACGAGGTCTGTGTCGATATTTCTATCAGACAGTGCATCTTTAGCGTCGGCTCTACGCTCGCGGAGAGTAATGGTACGCTCCCGATCATCTAGCTCTTGCTTTTGTTTGGCCTTGAGTTCCTTATCACGCTCGTCTTCGGAGAGTTTGCTCCGGCGTTCCGCTTCGGCAACTGCTTTGGAGACCTCATCCTTGAGCTTCTTCTCGGCTTTGGTGTTAGCTTCAGCGAGACGCTTGCTCACGATTTCGTTGACCTGTTCCTGAGTAAAAGTCACAGGTTTATTGTCTTCTTGGCCTTTATCCCCAGAATCATTATTGTTTTCTGGTGTAGGATTGTCTTTATCCATAAGAATCCTCTGTTTTACGCCCATCGGCTAAATGATAAACAAAAAACGGCAGATAATTCTGCCGCAATTGATTATGTATGGTTTAATTATACCATAAACGATTTGTAATTAAAAGTTTTTTAAGTTAAAATGATATTAGTGCTACTATTTGGGAGGTAGTCGACCGTTTAGTTTGTTTTTCGGTTGGTATCAAATAGAAGAGCACTTGAGAGGCGCTTTTGGCTAGGCGCCTCTCTTTGTTACTTCATTTTATGTGCGATAATACTCATTGCGTCATCTTTAGAATTGACGCCAGTCCAAGTCTCTCCATTTGGCCCGTGCATGACGCCACCGGAGAAGTTATAGGTTCCGTTTGGAGTCCAGATTGTATTTCCGGAAGATGTCACGGTTCCGTTTTTAGTCCACATTGTATTGTCGGTTTTTGTCGTAATTGAATCGCCGTCATAAATGACATTTTTGGTTTTAATTTGCGTACTGCCGTCATTCCACCAATTTATTCTTTTGCTATTGTTGGCACCTTGGCCGCGATTTCCAAATATGGGCATTATTTTGGATCCTCGTGGCTTAAATCGTTAAGCATTTTAAGACCAGCTTCGCCCTCTACCATTTCCGGTTTGCCATCTCTGATCAAGATGAAGCTTGGAAGTCCTACATAAAGTGGCTCTTTACTTGTTGTAGTAAAGGCGTAGATGTCATTACCATTTATCGCGCCAGCATATTTGACGCCATCAAAGGGAAATAAATGATCGTTATCTTTTGCCCATTTTAGAACTTCAGCTTCTGTCATATTTCTATTATATCAAAAAATCAGCCCGATTGCTGCACATAGCAGAACTATGCGGAGGGCTGACTTTATGGACTTATTGTAGCATATTTTTTATTCTTTCGGAAGTTCTAAGCCAAAGTTCATATATTCATCAAATAATGAATGACTAAATGTTATTTTGGTGCCGTCTTCGAGCTTTATAACTAAATACTTTGGCGTTTCCGAATTGATGTTTTTGGCGCCATAAGTATCGTCGTTCCCGTATTTAATAATCTCATATCCTGTTATTTTCTTTTTGAGGCACTCCTTAAAATACCCCCTGACATCAAAATCATTGTCGCGTTCATACTCGAATGGTTTAGGGTTAATAGTGATACTGAAGCCCTCGTATGTATCTTCGCAGGAACTTGCGTAAATGCTTAGAGTACGATCATCGCTTAATTTCAATAGAATCGCCCAGTCTGTCGCTATGCCATATTTACGCTCGACGGATCGTTTCTTTTTTGGAGTGAATCCGCCGATGACTCCCGGGGTATCAATATCGATAATAGAAAGGTTAATTATGCCGATTTCTTCGATCGCGGACAATAATTCTTTTTCTGTTTCGGCATGATAATTCATTAACTATATTATACCAAAAAAGAAGCTCTCGCGGTAGGTACCTTCGGCGCCGTGCGAGTGCTTCGATATTTTCATTATATCAAACAAGCGCGGAAATGTCAACGATTTGGCCTTGTTTCGTGATCATTATAAGTCGTTTAATCTGTTTCCTAATGCGTACTTGGTTAACTAAAAATCTTCGCGTATTATCATCTCTAACATTTTTCATTCTAGAAGTGTCTATGATAATATTGCTGGATTGTTTAACGGCTTTCTTCAAGATATGCTCGAGAGAATTTGCATTGCCAGATTTTGGGGACTTTATTTCAAACTCGATTCCGTCCAACAATATATCGGCTGTTTTGGTATTTGACTCAGGGATAAATTCAACAGCATGACCAGCGAGAGCAAGAATTTTAGCAACACGTTGTTCATGTGGCCATGGATTCACGTTCGCCGGAACGATGACTTTTCCTCGAGAATTATTCATTACTCAATTATACCATATTTTCTGCAGTTTATGGCATGATTACCGGTACATCTGCCGGGTAGATATTCGGGTTGAACCGCACATCTTTAATCCACTCGTTGTAGCTCATATTCGGAACGAAGTATTTGCCGCCAAGTTTATT